CGGGGGATGACCCGAGGTACCTCGTGGCCTCATGCTCGAAGTGCAATCGAGAGGTGGGGGATCCGACTCGCCACTCTGATCCGCCCAACGAACCAGTGACCGAGTGGTGAGCTGTCGCCAATTTTTTCCGGTGGCAGCCCACCAGGACATCTCGCAAATGTTCTTTTTCCCTCTCCCCGGCCCATAGGAGGCCCCAGTGACAACCCAGGCCATCGCGCCCCCGATGCTGGGCAAGACCACCCCTCGGCTGGCAACGGAGCCCCTCGTTGAACTGACCCCCTCTACCAGCTATGGCTACGAGGTCATCGATTTCGCCAACGAGATCGGCCGCCCGCTCCTGCCGTGGCAGGAGGAGGCTGTGATCCGTGGAGGCGAGCTGCTCCCCGACGGTCGGCCTCGCTTCCGGGTGGTCCTGCTGCTGGTGAGTCGTCAGAACGGCAAGACCGAGCTGCCCGTGATCCTCTCGATCTTCTGGCAGTTCCGTCAGAAGCTCCCGCTCATCCTCGGCACCAGCACCCAGCTTTCCTACGCCAAGGAGTCGTGGGAGAAGGCGGTCCGGCTGGTCCGGAACACTCCCCTGTTCGACGTGGACCACGCAGAGAAGTGGACCCGGCGCACGAACGGCGAGACGGAGTCCTGGACGCTCGACGAGTGCCGTTACAAGATCGCTGCTGCCAACGCTGAGGGCGGCCGGTCCCTCACCATCGATCGCGGCATCGTGGATGAGCTGCGTCAGCACCGAAGCTACGAAGCCTGGGATGCGATGGAGCCCGCGTGCTCTCCTCCCGGCGCACAGATCTGGTGCCTCAGCAACGCTGGCGATGATCGCTCCGTGGTGCTCAACGACCTACGTGAGAGCGCCGTCAGCTTCATAGAGACGGGGGAGGGTGACTACCGCCTGGGTCTGCTCGAATGGAGCGCTCCAGAGGGCGCTGAGGTGGATGACATCGACGCCCTGCTCCAGGCGAACCCCCGCATCGGCTTCGGCCCGGATGGTGGTCTCGACCTGGAGGTGTTGCTGGAGACGGCGAAGCGAGCCAAGACCCTTGGTGGTTCCACCCTCTCCGGCTTCCGTACCGAGCGCATGTGCCAGCGCGTGAAGATCATGAACCCGGCGATTGACCCGGACTCTTGGAAGTTCTGCGAGGCCCGCGACACGCTGAAGGGCGCTCAGATCGCTGCCTGCATTGACCTCTCCCTCGATGGCCAGCACGCGACCCTTGCCGTTGCTGGTCTGGTCGAGGGTGGCTACGTCCGCGTCGAGACGGTCAAGGAGTGGATCGGCCCGACCTCGGCCAACCAGATGCAGCACGAGCTGCCCGCGTGGATCGAGAAGCTCAAGCCCAAGAAGCTGGGCTGGTTCCCGACCGGTCCAGCAGCTGCCGTGACCTCCGGTATGGCCGACCGCAAGGGCTGGCCTCCCCGAGGCGTAGAGATCGAGCCCATCCGAGGCGAGACCCCGGCCGTGGTCATGGGCTTCGCCAAGGAGGTCAACGCCAAGACCCTTGTCCACTCCGGTCAGGCGATGCTGGACTCCCAGGTCGCAGCAGCTGAGCCGCTGGTCCGGGGTGATGCCTGGGTACTCACTCGTAAGGGCGGCGGGCAGGTCGATGCCGTCTATGCGGTGGCCGGAGCGGTGCACCTGGCCCGGACCATGCCGGTGAAGAGGAAGACCGTTCGCCGGGTAATCGTTCCAACGTAGGTACGTCTTGACCAAGAAGCTATGATCACGGTATGGGATGGTGGGCAGCAGCAGGTCAGCAGATGAGGGACCTCGTGCTCCCACCCCGGCCGCTCCAGCTGGATCTCCAGCCGCTGCACACCTTCGACACCGCGCCGCAGCCTGTAGACCGGGTCATCTCCGCGATGAAGAACGGGGAGTTCGGCCGGATCGGACGTGCAGAGGCCCTGTCTGTGGCCTCCGTCCAGCGCGGTCGTAACGAGCTGGCCTCCATCGCCACCTTGCCGCTGCGGCTGTTCCGCGAGTCGGAGATCATCCAGTCCCCGCTGTTCCGCCAGTTCGACCCGGACGTCCCGAACGTCGTGCACATCGCTGCCACGGTCGAGGACCTCGCCTTCGAGTCCATTGCCTGGTGGCAGGTGACCGGCCGGAACTTCGAGGGCTACCCGATCAGCGTCCGGCGCATCGACCCGGCCTGTGTCTCCCTGCGTGACCCGGGCAAGGCCACCGGCCGCTCCCCCGGCGACATCGCGGAATCGGGTCGTCTCGTATGGATCGACCACGGCAACGGCTCTGGATGGCAGCCCTGGCCGTCTGCGGACATGATCCGCTTCGACTCTCCGAACCCGGGCATCCTGACCGCCAACGCTCGGGCCATCCGCATCGCGATCAAGCTGGACGGCCTGATCGAGATGTACGCGGACAACCCGATGCTGCGGGAGTATTTCACCGACTCCGATGAGGTGAGCGTCGATACCCTCGATGACGAGGACGTGACCGCTTTCCTGAACGAGTACATCGCTGCCCGTAGCCACTCCCCGATCGCGTGGATCCCCAACTCCGTCAAGCGCGCCGACGTGAGCGCTCCGTCGCCCCGGGATCTGACGCTGGCGGACCTGCGCAAGGACATCACGCTGGCCATCGCGAACGGCCTGGGCGTGGACCCCGAGGACCTGGGCGTCTCCACCACGAGCCGGACCTACTTCAACTCGGTGGACAAGAAGCAGGACAAGATCAACCGGACGTACAAGCCGTTCATGAGCGCCATCACAGACCGCCTCTCGATGGGCGACGTCACGATGCGCGGCTACACGGTCAAGTTCGACCTCACCGAGTACCTGACCCCCGCCCCGCTGGAGCAGGCCAACTACTGGAAGGCGCTGAAGGACATGGGCGTGATCGACGCCAAGGAGATCCGCCAGATGGCTGGCTTCTCCGGACCGCCGCCGCAGGCTGAGCAGCCCGCTCTGCCCGCCGTCCCGGTGCAGTCCAGCCAGTTCGCTGCCGACACGGCTGGCTTCACGTTCAACTCCACCGACTTCGCCGAGGCCCCGGCTGCTCCGACCGTCGACAAGGCGGCCCGGACCATCACCGGCCTCGCGGTTCCCTATAACGCGGTCGCTGACAAGTTCGGCCTGAAGTACAGCTTCAAGCCGGGCTCGCTGGAGTACAGCGACCCGTCGCGCATGGCTCACCTGAAGGACCACGGCACCCCGGTCGGCTTCCACCGCTCGGTGACCGACACGCCGCAGGGTCCGATGGTCGAGCTGGCCGTTCTGGACGGCCCCGAAGGCTCGCAGGCCAAGGCCGAGCGGGATCAGCTCCTGTACGACGCCGAGCACGGGCTCTACTCGGGCCTGTCCATCGGCGTGGACTTCTCCCTGGACCCGGAGGTCGGCGACGTCGAGTACGACGCCGAGACCGGGGTCTACAACGTCGTCCGGGCCACCTGGCGCGAGACGTCCACGACCTACATGCCCGCATTCGATGACGCTCGCGTGACCACCGTGGCCGCAAGCCGATCAGGAGGAAACATGCACTGCCAGCACTGCGGCGGCGCGCACGCGGCGAACATCGCTTGCGCCACTTTCGCTGCTCAGCTCAACAGCCAGCCGACCCCGGCCCCCGAGCCCGTTCCGGCCCCGGCCGAGACGTTCTCCACCGGCCCGGTCCCGGTCAACCCGCATCGTGGTCCGGCTCAGGTCAACGAGCCCGCCCCTTACGCCTTCGACCGGCAGGGCAACCTGCGGGCCGGTAGCCACGACTTCAGCTCCGACCTGTTCGCGGGCTGGCGCGAGGGCGGCGGCGGTGACAAGGCGGCACAGGACCGGGCTCAGACCTTCCTGCGCGAGACGTTCGCGATCACCCCGGCCAACGTGGTGAACCTGAACTACCCGCAGAACAAGCCCGACATGTACGTGGACCAGATGGAGTACCAGTACCCGATCTGGGATGCCGTCAACAAGGGCACCCTGAACTCCATCACCCCGTTCGTCGTGCCGAAGTACAACAGCTCCTCGGGCCTGGTCGCCGACCACGTGACCGGCACCGAGCCGACTCCGGGCGCGTTCACCGCGACGGCGCAGACCATCACCCCCTCGGCGGTCTCCGGCAAGGTCGAGATCACCCGTGAGGCGTGGGACCAGGGCGGTAACCCGCAGATGTCCGGCCTGATCTGGCGGCAGATGACCCGGGGCTACTACGAGGCCCTGGAGGCGTACGCGGTCGCTCAGATCGCCGCGCTGGCCGCGTCCATCACGGACATCACCATCACCACGGCAGCCCAGGACGCGACCCTGGACCAGGCGCTGGCCGACGGGCTCGTCCCGCTCCAGTACATCCGTGGTGGCGACCGCTTCCGCACCGTCTTCACCCAGATCGACCTCTACAAGGCGATGGTGAAGGCGAAGGACTCCGCCGGTCGTCGGCTGTACCCGGCGTACGGCCCGCAGAACGCGGCCGGTACCGCCGACCCGGGCTACGCCAGCATCGAGGCGCACGGGAAGCGGTTCATCCCGGCCTGGGCGACCGCTGCGACCGGCACGGTGGCGCAGTCGAGCTACATGTTCGACTCGGACAAGGTCTGCGGCTGGGCCACGGCCCCCGAGCGGATCGACCTCCAGTGGCGCGTGGCCTGGGTGGACCTGGGTATCTGGGGCTACAAGGCGTTCGCCGTGACCGACTACGCGGGCATCCGCGAGCTGGTCTACGACCCGGTGTAACCGGACCCCTGGTGGCGCGGTCCCTGGGTGGGTCACCGCGCCACCAGGCCCCATCCTTCGTCTCAGCCAAGAAAGCGAGTCAGCAATGCCTGCTCAGAACAACAACGATGCGGAGCTTCAGGCTCTGCGGGCCGAGAACGACCGGCTCAAGGGTCAGCTGGCCCAGGCGACCGCCCGGACCGCGAACGTGGCCCCGGCCAAGCCGTACCTCACCGAGGGCGAGCGCCAGGAGCTGATCACGTTCGGCCGCTCCGGCGACCTGAACCTGAAGACCGCCAAGGCGAAGTTCCCCGAGGCCGACCTGTCTGGCGCGACCGAGATTGCGCGGAAGGCCAGCACGGAGGACGAGACGACCGTCGAGCGCGCCGGTATCCGGGGCTTCGACTTCGTCTACCCGTCGGTGGCCCCGGGCAAGATCGACCCCGAGGTCGCGGGCCTGCCCGGCATCAACGGACCGGCTGCCTGATCATGGCCTGGAAGCCGGACTACATCTCTGCCACCGACGTGGCAGCGTATCTGCGTGTCGACGACACCGTTGACAACGCTGAGTTCGGCATCTGGGCCACGGCAGCATCTCGGGCCATCGACAAGCGGTGCAACCGGCAGTTCGGTCAGGTAGCCGCCCCGCAGGCCCGGATCTACCGCCGGACCCCGCTGCTGGACCCGATGACTGGTCTCTGGGTCATGGAGATCGACGACGTGCAGGACCTGACCGGGATGCTGGTGAACGGAGTCCCCTTCGCCAGCTCCGGAGCCACCCTGCTGCCGGACAACGCTCCCCAGGACGGTGAGCCCTGGCAGCGCCTGGCCATCGCAGGGTGGCCCGTCAACTCCTACCCCGGCTCGCCCGTGTCGTACACGATCACGGCGCGCTGGGGCTGGACGGCGGTGCCCTCTCAGGTCATCGCGGCGGCCAAACTCCAGTGCTCCCGCTGGAACTCCCGCCGTGATAGCCCCTACGGGGTGGCTGGGAGCCCCGACACGGGCTCAGAAATGCGTTTGCTAGCCAAGCTGGACCCTGACGTCTCTACGACGCTGGCGGGGCTCTCACGGCGTCGGAGGGTGGGGTAATGGACCTCCAGGCGGTTCGCGAGGAACTGTGCACCGTCCTCAAGACGATCACAGGGCTCCGGGCCTACCCGTGGGCTCAGGGCACGATCGCGTCTCCGGCCGCACTTCCCGGGTGGCCGGACGAGATCGTCTACAACGGGACCTACGGCCGGGGCATGACCCACATCCCCGATCTGCCGCTGCTCGTGCTGGTCGGCAAGGCCAGTGAGCGGGTGGCGGCCAAGCGGCTGGGTGAGTACGTCTCCGACACCGGAGCCAAGTCGATCCCAGCCAAGCTGGAAGGCCGAGCCGGGCTCTGGACCTCCTGTGACGTCGTCACGGTGGACTCGGCCAGCTTTGAATCTGTGTCGCTTGCTGGCGTGGAGTACCTCGCCGTCGAGTTTCACCTAGACATCGTCGGAAAGGGCGCGTAGCGATCATGGCATTCGTTCACGGCAAGACCACCAAGCTGACGGTCGCTACCAAGGACATCAGCCCGTTCACCAAGACCTCGTCGTTCGAGATTTCCTCGGACGTCCACGACACCACCGGCTACGGCGCGACGGCGCACACCAAGTCCCCTGGGCTGCTCGACGCCAAGTTCACCTGCTCGGGCACCTACGACAACACGGTGAGCGTCGGTCCCCGCAACGCGCTGTACGGCAACATCGGCACCGCGATGGCGATCGTGCGCAACGTGGAAGGCACCGGCACGGGCAAGCCCAACGACGCCTTCTCCGGCATCCTCACCAAGTACACCGAGACCAACCCGGTCGACGACATGGTCACCTGGGCTGCTGAGTTCGATGTCAGCGGCGCGGTCACCACCACCGCCCTTCCGTAAGCAAGGAGTCCACGCACCATGGACAAGAACAAGCTCATCAAAGACCGCATCTCCTCCAACACTGCTGAGGTGGAGATCCCGGGCGTCGGCAAGGTCGTCGTCCGGGGTCTCTCTCGCTACGAGCTGCTCCTCAGCGGCAAGAACACCGAAGACGTCACGGTGATTGAGCGACGCACCTTGGCTACGGCCCTGGTCGACCCCCGGATGTCCGAGGCCGACGTGGAGCAGTGGCAGAAGAACTCGCCCGCCTCCGAGATTGGGCCGGTCACCAAAGCGATCCAGGCACTGTCCGGCCTCGGCGAGGGTGCCGCCAAAAGCGATGACGTGGCGGCTGGAGAATGACCCGGACTTCTACTTTGAGTTCTTCCTAGCCGAGAAGCTCCACAAGACCGTCGGTGAGATTCGGCTGATGGATCAGTACGAGTTCTTGGGCTGGGTGAAGTGGTACCAGCGCAAGGCACTGGAACAGGAACTCGCCAATAAGTTGGCGAGAGGTGAGGGCGTTCCGGGCGACCAGGGGGTTCCAAGTGAGTGAGGTTCTGGCAGTCAAGGGACTGAACGAGTTCAACCGTGCTCTCAAGCGCCTGGACTCGGATCTGCCGAAGGGCCTGCGCATCGCGCTGAACGACTGCTCGGACTTCCTCATCCAGAAGACCGTCCCGCTGATCCCGAAGAAGACCGGTCGTGCGGCCGGGTCGCTCAAGGCCCGGTCCTCACGTACCGCTGTTCGCATCGGCGTCGGCGGCACGAAGGCTCCCTGGTACCCCTGGCTGGACTTCGGCGGTGAGGGCAAGCGCAAGGGCCGCCCGAGCCACCGGCAGTTCATCAAGGAGGGCCGGTACCTGTACCCGACGCTCCGGACTAACCGAGACCACTTCAGCGGGATCCTCCAGGACGCCCTGGAGAAGACCGCACGAGGCGCAGGACTGGAGGTGGACTGATGGCTAGCCAGGTAACACTGACCTTCGCTGGCGACGCGGACAAGCTCGTCAAGGAGGCCAAGCGCGCCGAGATGGCGACCAAGGGAGTGGCCGATGAAGCCACCTCCTCCTCCAAGGAGATGGCCAACGCCTCCAAGGGCACAGACGGCCTGACCGACAAGCTCTCCAAGCTGGGCAACATCACCTCCGGAGCCACGGACGCGCTCGGTACCGCCGGTGACACCCTTCAGGGCTTCGTTGACCTCCAGGACAGTGCCCGGCAGCAGGCCCAGAAGCTGGCTCGCGCCGCGCTGGACGTCACCCAGGCTCAGGAGGACTACAACCAGGCCCTGCGAGACGGCAAGCAGGCGTCCATCGACCTCGCTCAGTCCGGGGTCGACCTGGAGCAGGCTCAGCTGGACCAGACCACCGCGCAGCGGGATTACAACGAGGCGGTCAAGGAGCACGGCCGCAACTCCATCGAGGCTCGCCAGGCTGCCATTGACCTGAAGCAGGCGGGGGTGGACATCACCCAGGCCCAGGAGGATGCCGCTCAGGCAACCCGAGACGCCAGCCAGGCGAACATCGACGCCAAGGGCGCGCAGCTGGACCTGAACGACGCCATGCACGAGGCTCATCCGCCCGAGCTGGCCAAGTACGCCAACCAGATCAGCACGGTCATGCCTCTGGTCATGGGCCTGGTCGGCGTCACCAGCCTGATCACCGCCGGGCAGTGGGCCTGGAACGCAGCTCAGCTGGCCTCTCCGACCACCTGGATCGTCGCGGGCATCGTCCTCCTCATCGGCGTGATCGTGCTGATCGCCAAGAAGACCGACTGGTTCCAGAAGGCATGGCGCGCGGCCTGGGGCTGGATCAAGGACGCTGCCCGGAACTCCTGGGACTTCATCAAGAAGATCCCCGGGTGGATCGGGTCAGCCTTCCGTGGGATCGCCTCCGCCATCACCGCGCCGTTCCGGGCGGCCTTCAACGGCATCGCCTACGCCTGGAACAACACCGTGGGCGGGCTGTCGTTCTCGGTTCCTGGCTGGGTGCCTGGTATCGGTGGCAACGGCTTCTCGGTCCCGAACATCCCGACCTTCCACTCCGGCGGAAAGGTGCCTGGTGTCGTCGGTACGGCCACGATGGCTCTGCTCCAGGCCGGTGAGACCGTCAACTCCGTCGCTGGCTCCACCGGTGATGGAGGCGGCTGGGTCGCGATCCGGGGCGACGCCGTCATGAACGACCTCATCAAGGCCATCGCCGCCACCGTGGGTGCCAAGGGTGGCCGCGCCGTCCAGCTGGGGATTAGGTCCGCATGAGCACCGCGCTTACGCCTCAGCTGTACGTGGACGGTGCCTGGGTCACGTACCCGGGCTACGCAGAGGACGGCTGGTCGATGTCCATGGGGCCTGACGTCGAGAGTGGCGTGAGGCCAAGCTCGATCTCGGTCACCCTCAACAACGACGACCTGTCGATGGACCCCAGCAACGTCCGCAGTTCGCTCTACGGCAAGATCGGCCGGAACACTCGGGCGCGGCTTCTGATCAACGGTCTGAACCTGACTCTGGTCGAGGCATCGTCCTGGCAGCCTGACGCGACCGTGGAGCACGTTCCAGGGGTCAGGGGTAAGTCCTGGACGGATCTGCAAGGAGAGGGCCTCCTGCGCCGTCTGGGGCGGTGGACGGACCCCATCCGCTCGGCCATGGCTCGGCAGATCGTCTCGTACCCCTCGCTGACTGGCTACTGGACCCTGGAGGACGGCTCCGACTCCACGCAGCTCTCCAACGAGGTGGCCGGTGGATTGCCGGGCAGCTTCAGCGGAACGGTCACGCTGTCTGGTGATGACGGCCCCGGTGGTGCTGATGGTGCCGTGAAGATGGGTAGCGACGGATCCCTGCGCGGCACCTTCAAGACACCCTCGGGTAACGGCTACCAGGTGTCCTGGACCGCCAAGCTGGCGAACAACCCGACCAGCGGCACCTACCTGAACATGTTCACCTGGGTAGACGCTCAGCGCCGTACCTGGGAGTGGAGCGTAAACAACACCGCCCACCAGATCCTGGTCACTGCGGCGGACGGGACGGTGCTCAGCACGGGCGGCTTCACGTATGGCACCAGGGTTCCGAACCAGTGGGTTCGCTACCGCGTCAAGGTGACAGTGTCCGGTTCTACCCTGACTTACGAGCCCGCGATCTACCTCCAGGACGCCAGCGGCCCGGCTGGTGGCACATCCACCTTTTCGGCGACTACGGCAGGGCGGCCGACCAGCTGGAAGATCCTCGGGAACGCCTGGACAGACGGGGCCGCCTTCGGTCAGGTGCTGGCCATGACGGACACGTCCTACTCGCTGATCACCGGTGAGGCCGCTGATTCGTTCGACGGCTACCTCGGCGAGACGACAACGAACAGGTACGCCCGCCTGATGAGGGAAGAAGGCTTCACCCCGTACGGAGTTGGGCCAGTAGGCACCACCCCGATGGGACGCCAGAAGCCCGGTGTGTTCCTTGACCTGATCACAGAGGCCACGATCACCGAGGCCGGGCTTCTGTACGACGAGCCCGGCAACATCGGACTGGCGATGGTCACCTATCGCGGGCAGATCAACAAGACGCCCGTCTTGACTCTGACCAAGTCCCAGATCCAGGCCCCACTGCGCAAGACGATCGATGATGTCGGAATCATCAACGACATCACGGTGAGGAACTGGGACGGCTCAACGGCTCGCAGCACCCTTGATTCCGGTGCTCTCTCCACAGACATCCCGCCCGCAGGCATTGGGCGGGTCAAGGCCAGCGTGGACGTCAGCATGGCTCTGAACTCGCGGTTGGCATCCCGAGCGAACTGGGAGATGCGCAAGGGCACCCTGGACCGGCCGCGTTACCTGTCGGTCAGCGTCAACCTGCTGGCAAACCCGAGCCTGGTAAACACGATCGCATCCATCCGACCCGGGAACTGGATCACCATCACCGGGGTCGAGCCGGACACGATCACGCTTCGGATCATCTCGCTGGAGCGACGCGGCGACGCCGTCAATGACGTGGTGACCTTCAACTGCCTGCCTGCCGAGGTCTACCAGGTCGGCATCTACAACGACGCTGGCAGCCGCTACGACTCGGGCTCCACCACCCTGGCCGCTGCCATCACGACCACCACCCAGACCTCGATCTCCTTGACCACGGCCTCGTACAACGACCGGTGGTCCACGACTGCCGTCCCGTACGACATCAAGATCGCTGGTGAGCGGATGACCGTGACAGCGATGACCGCAGGCTCCGGCACTGGACCGGTAACTCAGACAGCTACGGTTACCAGGGCGGTCAATGGGGTGGCGAAGACGCACGCCGTCACCGCTCCGGACGGATCCGCCACCCAGGTCCACCTGTTCAACATCGTCCGCTACGGCTTGAGTTAGGAGACATCATGGCGCTTGCTGGAGACCCCATCATCGCCTCGGACGTCGGTGACCTGTCTGATGACTCGTCCCAGCGGCCCATCGGCCGGATCCTTCAGTCGGCCACCCAGGTCCTGACGGACGCGACCTACGTGGCGATCACCTTCACGGGCACCGACACGATCGACACGCACAACTTCCACGACCCGACCACCAACCCGTCGCGGGTGACGCCCAGCAGGCCGGGCTACTACCGGTTCTACGGAACGGTCTGGTACGCGACCATGACGACGGCGGTCCGGACCACGGTCCAGTTCCGGAAGAACGGCACCAGCCTCTTCGGTCCGGTCATCGAGGACGCGGTCAATGGACGCCAGCACGGTGGCCCGATGGTGTCCATGATCATGGACTTCAACGGCACCACCGATTACATCGAGCTGATGTGTCTCCAGGACAGCGCGGGCAACATCAACAGCTTCGTGTCCGGCCAGGTCACCTCCATCCTGGAGTGGGAGTTCCTGCGCGACCTGTAGTCCACCCTGGAGGTTTCACATGGCAAGGCTCGGCGGCTCAATGGACGACGGTCAGGTTCGGGTGCTCAAGGCTCGGATCGACGCCCTGGACCGGGCGACCCAGCGTGCCCAGGCCGTGGCGAACGCTGGCATCCAGACCTCGGCCAAGCGCTTTCGCATCGGCATCTTCTCGGTCCCGCTGACGCTGCTCGGGGCGCAGGTGACGGGCTCCGTAACCTGGTCCAGCCCGATCACCAACGCAGCGGGGAACGAGACGGACCGCTACAGCGTGGATGCCTCGTGCTCGGCCTTCCAGGGCATGGCCGTGAACCCCGTCTTCAGCAACCAGACCTCCACGGGCGTGACCGTCTCCTTCGTCGCCCCGATCACCCTCGCGGTGGGAACGATGGTCGTCGTGCTGGCCGTGGCCCCGGCGCCCCCGGTGGCCTCATAGATCGGTGCTCGGGCTGGTGCGAGCCTGGGCACATGAAAGGCAAGAGGCCCGCGTCCGTGGAGAGCGCGGGCTTCTTGCTGTCCAGACACAGAGAAGCCCCCGACCCGAAGGCCGAGGGCTTCCTGCACCGCACCCATATCAGATCGCGACCCACACCCCGTGTCGATCGCGTGCCACCAGTTCCAGCTTACTGAGCGCCTCCAGGTAGCGATACACCTGAGACTTGCTCAGTCCGGTCTCGGTCGTGATGGCCGCCTGGCTACTGTGGCCTGCCTTGACCGCCTGGAGCACCTTGTCCTGACCGGCGGTCAGAGAGCTGAATCCGACGCTCCGAATCTTCTCCGTGGCGGCCCGGAGTCCATCGATCTTTCCAGCCAGCGGAGACGTCTTGGGCTCCTCGCGCTCGGTGGTCCGAGTGATGGTCTCTCCGGCAGCGTGCCGACGCTTGCGCTCCTCGTACCGAGCCCGAGCGCCCTCCAGGTCCTCGTCAGCCGAGATCTTCCGGTCCCGGTAGTTGATGGTCAGGTCCAGGGCCGTCAGCGGTGACACGGAACGCCACTCGAAGTTGCCCATGTTCTCGGCCATCGTCTCGTCGTCGTCGTAGAAGCCCCGCATCACGGCCTTGCGGGAGCCCTCGCGGCCCGCCACGTAGCCGTAGCCGCCACCCTCGGGCAGCTGCTTGATGACCGCCGGGTCGACGCCGAAGATGTTGCTGGCCGCGCTCTGCTTGGTCCGCAGCAGCACCGCGTTGCCGGTCTGGAGGTTGTTCCGGATCGCGCTCGGCCACTGCCCGGAGCCACCGAAGGTCGGCAGCGTCGCCTCCTGGCCCGCGAGGATGATGCCCACGCCAGCCTTGTTGCCCGTGGTGGCAACCCGGGCCACCAGCATCTGCGTCTCCTCGTAGAACTCCGGGTTGTTCTGCTTGTCGAGCACCAGCTTGGCCTCGTCGAGAATGACCAGCAGGCCGGGACGTTCGGTGGTCGGGGTGAAGCCCTGCTGCCCGAGCGCCTTGTTCTCGTCCTGCTGCACCTTGATGACCTCGACGGCCTCACGCAGCATCCCGACGATCTGCTCCGGCTTCCCGGCGTAGTAGTCGGCGTTGCGCATCAGCATCGGGCTGGAGGCACCGTCCTGACCGTCAGCGAACCAGACGGCGGTCGGGAACAGCTCGTTGCCCGCAGCGGTCATCGCGATGTTCTCCAGCAGCCGGGACTTGCCGGAGCCGGTACCGCCAGCAACGAAGCCGTTGTGGATCCGGTTGGCGCTGTAGAGCTTCCAGAAGGCGACGCCCTCACCATCCAGGTACGGGCCTAGGGCCAGCGTGCCGTCCTCGTGCATGGCGCTCACCCCGGGCCAGCTCGTGCCGTCCACGACCGGCGAGCGGTCGATGATCGTCAGGAGCATGGCCGGAGCCTCCAGGTCGGGGTGCTCGTCGATCATGACCTGGTGGTCCTGCTTGAGGCCGAGACCGGACTTGATCTTAGGAAGCATCAGCTCCATCTCGCCCAGGGTGTGAGTGCCCGGGACGACGATCAGCGCGTAGCGGCTGCCCATCTCCAGGGGCTCCCAGTTGGTGAGCTTGGTGCCCTTGAGGATCGACCGGGCGTTGGCCAGGTTCTCGTCCCAGCGCGGCCCGTAGACGTCGACCTCGTCGACCCGAGGAGCAGCTGCACGCTCAGTTGGCCCCCAGCCGTAGCCCAGGCCGGTGTCCGCCCAGTGCCACAGCGAGGACGCGATACCGAACGCGGCGAGGAACCAGAGCATCTGAGCGTTCACGCCCAGGATGGTCGCTGCCACGATCCAGCTGGCCGCAGCAGCGAGGAAGGCGTGAACCCGAGTCCGACGCTTCACGCACAGCAGCCGCCGCTTGGCCTGGATGCCGAGCACCACTGCCACCGCGAAGGCCGCCACAGCGGTCGTCACGGCGACTTCAGCGTCAGCCCCAGTGGCCTCCATGCCCGCACGCGCCGCAGCCGCAGCGAGCGCTACAGCGGCAATGGCCACCCACGGCTTGCTCATCTCGATGACCTGCGCCCGGTCCGCTCCCGGCTCGACCTGAGCCGCGAACTCCTGGGCCTTCTCCCGGGCCTTCGCCTTGATCGGGTCGGTGGCCCATTTCGTGTAGTCCGTCATGGTGATCGTCATGGCTTTTCCTTGTCTATGGGGTGTGGTACGTTCTATGGGTGACGCCGGGTTGGTCCTTACTCGGAAGGGACCAACCCGGCGTCCTAGCTACTCGGCCGCGAAGAACGCCTTGTTGCCGTGCTCGCCGTTGATCGCGTCGCTGGCCTCCTTGACCTGGAGCTGACCCTCAAGCAGGTCCAGCAGCGTGGTCAGTTCGGCCTGAAGGTCATCGGCGACCTCCTGGACTCGGGACGCCGAGCCCAGGGTGGCCGGGCCGTTGTCCGTCTCGGCGAGGTGGGCCAGGAAGTCCTCGCCCCCGGTGGTGCCGATCATCTCGGCGACCTCCAGGCAAGCCTTGGCGTACTCGATGGACTGCTGGAGGCCCTGGACCTCAGCGCTGATGTCGATGCTCATCTGGACTCCTAGAGGAAGATGTGGAAGGCGATGGCGACCATCAGCCAGAAGATCGAGGCCCGAGCCGGACGCTCGTGAATCCACTCGACCAGGCGAGCGACCAGCGCCACGGCCATCGCGAAGTAGGAGTACGCCTGGCCCGCAGCCCGGACGATCGGGTGGCCGCCGCCCAGGTAGGGCGCGTACCGGCCGTAGTCCCGGATCTCCGTCCACGCCGGACGGGGTTCCGTGAGGAAGTTCGGCGGGATGATCAGCGACTCCCGCTTACTGTCCGTGATGGGACTTTCCGACGGGACTGTCGTCCGGTCCGTCCGGGTCTGTCCGGACTTGGAGTTCTGCTGGCCCGGGAAACGGGCGGTCTTGGAACGGGACGGGAAAGTCCCATCAGCACTCTGGGTAGTCATTTCTTGCTCCTCTGACTGATACGGGTTGGTGGGTGGGGTGGTGGGTTACTTCTCGCCCTGCTCGTTACGGAGCAGTTCGGCGAACTCGGCGTCGAGGTCGACGTTGGTCATGGCCTCAGCCACCGTCTCCTCGATCTCCTTCTTGAGGTTCGACGCCTTGCCGAGGCTGATGCTCAGCTCGGAGGCGATCGTCCGGAGCGACTTACCGGCAGCAAGGCCCTCGCGGATCGCGTTCATCTGCTCGGCCTTGTCGGTGTTCACCGGCTTCGGCTTCGGGGTGTTCACGCGCTTCGCGGCGGGCTTCTTCGGAGTGTTCACATGAACACCCTCGGAGGTGTTCACCGTGTCATCAACGGGGGTGTTCATCTCGGTGTTCACCGGCTCGCTGATCGGGTGTTCATCTTCGGCCTGAGCTGCGGGGATGTCAGCGTGAACAGTGGGCTCGTCGGTGTTCACCTGAACACCCTCGGAGGTGTTCATTTCCTCGTTGGCCGGGGTGTTCATCGAGGTGTTCATCTCGGACTTGAGCACGGTCACCGGCTTGGTCATGTGAACACTTCCAGCGCCCCGGATTGAGAGCGACGCGACGACCACGACGCCGTCGTAGGCCAGCGGCAGCAGGTAGGCCACGATGCCCGGGACCTTGTGGTCCAGCGCCATCGTCACGAGCCCGGCGTAGGAAGCGACGCCCGCTCCGAGCGCCACAACCCCAGCGGCCAGGTACAGGCCCGTGGAGCCCTTCTGCCGAGCCGCCATGCTCTCGACGAGGAACATGACCGCCGCGAAGCCGATCGGGACAACAGCCATGAGGCCACCGGCCAGTCGGTCATCGCCGTGCAGGAAGTTCGCGGTCGCACTGATGCCGATGAACGTCAGGAAGACGGTCCACGCGATGCCCTTCATGCCTGCTCCCTTCCCTTGCGCTGGATCAACTCGATGGCTCGTGCCAGATGCGTGAAGCAGAGGATGATCTCGCCCTGGGGGTCCACCGCCTCTGCTGTGCACTGCCCCTTCGTCCCCTCGCGGAGGTAGCGGCAGATCGTCTTTCGTTCCATGCGGCTAACACTAACACAGGTTGCCACGTCCTGACAACCTGTGTTAGTGTTTTGGCATGACCGAAACTCAGGAGCACCCCAAGAAGGACACGTCAGCAGCGCGGCAAGCGAGCTTGGCTTCGTTCGCACGGCGTCGTCACCAGAAGTGGATCGCCGAGCTGGAGGCGGCGGGCGTCAACATCACCGTCCCGGACAACTACACGGGACTCCCGCTCGGCCAGTAGCAAAGAAAAGAGCCGCTCCACCCGGCCAGGTGTGCGGCTCCCGTTCAACGCTTCGTAAGGAACATAGCATGGATGCACGACACACGCAAGTTGAGCCTCTCGCCTTCACCATCGTCCCGAAGCCCGTCTTCGACTACGTGGAGGCGGGCAAGATCTCTGACAGGGCCGCCTGGCTCTACGCAGTGCTGCTGGGCTACCACAACCGCACCCGTGGTGATGACTACGTCTGGCCCACCCGTAAGACGCTGGCGACGAAGTTGGGGCTCAAGAAGCCTGATGGGGTCGATCGGCCGCTGAAGGAGCTTCAGGACGCCGGTCTGATCTTCACCGAGCAGCGCCGAGGAGACGATGGGGCGCAGCTCGCCAGCAAGCACAAGCTGATGCTGACCTCGAACTCCCAGACCCCTACCCTCAATCAGGGGTACCCCTACCCCCAATCAGGGGTAGGGGGGTACCCCGAGACAGGGGTGGGGGGTACCCCCAATCAGGGGGAGGCCCCTACCCCCAATCAGGGGTACGAACTAGAAGAAGTTGAACTAGAAGAAGTTGAAGTTAAGAACCTCTCGTCCCAAGCGCTCGCTCCGCTCGTCGCTTCGGACAGCACTCCGGAGGTTCAGGACCCCAACATCGCATCGGATGAGGAGTTCGACCGAGCCTTGTTTGCCGTTGCCCTCGATGAGGACTGTCTCTACATCGCTGGCGATGAGGAGCAGATGCAGAAGATGGAGTGCTACGACCTCGCTTGGTTCTACGACTACTACCGGAACGAAGAAGGTATGCGTTACCCAGGGGATCACCTCGCTTCCATTGCTCTGCGCGGCGGGGAGCGAGGCGTCGATGACTGGCTCGCCAGCCAGGGCCTGTGCCGCTACGAGTGGATGACCCTGGATAACCGCCCCGCCTGCATCGATGAGTGGTGCGCCAACCACGGGATGCGTCCCGATGGCAGCCTGCTTGAGGAGGGCTGAGCGCATGGACCTCGACCTGAAGGCCGAGCTGGAGGAGATCGCTCGCAAGCGCACCGAGGCGCACGCAGCTAGGCAGGCCGAGAAGAAGAAGGAGCGAGCCGACCATCTGCTCCGGCGTAAGTACGGCAAGGCCACGCTGCACGCCCTGAAGCAGGCGCGTAACCAGGAGGCTGCCAACGGGTAGCCATACTGGGGATCATGAGCAAGAACTGGGAAGGGGGGAGTACCCGCCGCTGGAGGAAGATCCGGGCGGGGGTGCTAGCCCGTGACGGGTACAGGTGCCAGGTACGTGTAGAGAACATCTGCACGGACCTGGCATCTTGCGTTCACCACACCCTGGGCAGAGGGGTGACGGGGGATG